ATACCACGGACGCCCCGTAAGGAGCGCCCGCCAGGAAGCTGCCCATGACAACCCTAGGGTTGAAAGGATTTGTTCCTGAAGGAGCACCGGCAATCTATCTGTAGCAGCTGAAAGATCAAAGGAGTACATGGGTCTGCCCTTGGAGATCTCGAGAAGGCGTTTAAGGCCTCCGGTCTGATCAAAGGTAGCATCCATCCTCAACGATTTTAAGTTGTCAAAGATAGTACTGTGCAGTGGCTTGAGCATCGCTTGAGTCCACCAATCAGTTATTGCTACTACTCTAACCTTTCCGGCTGCCTCGTACAACTTCGTCAACCGACCAAGTTTATACGGCATGCATCCTAGGATTGCTAGCAGCGGTATCACAGGTGCTGAGAGAAGCATCACCCCGACCAACCAAGTGTAGACGAGCCAAGAGCGGGATCGGATCGCTATTACCGTCAGGTGCCACCATTGCAATGGTGCACACCAGAAGGCTAGCGCGTCGAGACCACTTGACCACGTCGCACGAGGGTAATTGGGACCCGCGGCCTCTGAGAAGAGGTCCGGGGATGCGGATCTGAGTCCTTTTAATGTAACGCCCAAACGGAGAACTGACTGGCGCACCTCCCAAAAGGGAAGTGTTTGCTCCTGTCCATCGAAAGGAGACGTAATAGTCTCGATCTTCAGGATAGGGGGGCAGCCAATCACTCTGTAAACAGAGAGAATGGTTAGCGCTACACGCAATGCAACCCACCCACGATTACTCCCAAGACGTCGGCTCGACGTAATGAGAGACCGTAGGCGGGCCGGTAGAATAAGGGGCAGTCCAGAGCGACTGCGGGCTACCCTAACACCATTCGGTTGAACGGTATAAGGTAAACCTGCAGCCCACAATACAACTATTCTCGTCGACTCCTTCAGGTAACTGACCAGGAAAACCCGGCCAGAGCACCTCCAGAGAGACTTGATTCGTTGTACCAAGGGTTGGAAACAAATCTTCCACTGGTCTTTCAGACCCGTGGCCCACACTGGCACTAAACAGTAAGCATTCAGCTCGACGAGCCGAAGCCACCGCTTAGTGCTAACTTGCCTTTTGGCCGTGTGAAAGATTTTCATTAAAAAAGATGAATATTTTGCACCGGTCATGGAGGTCAAGATGGGCCCAGTGGACCGGAGCTCATAGTCTCCCATCTTGGAGGGCTTCACCCTCATTAGCTAGTGACGCAGTACCATAAGGAGGACTCCTCCTCCTCATGGGTGCCCTTACCGACATTGCTGTCTGGAGAGGATATGCGAGAGGTCAGCCTAGCGACTGGGTAGGGCGAATCCGACGACCGACTCTGCAAGAGCCTAGGCGGGGATCCGATGTACCGTTCCGGCAAAAGCCGGG